ATGGCCATGGAAGTGTCTGGGCTTGAAATGCGTTCAGACGGTAAAGCTTCAGCACCCACTTTAAGCATGGCCAACAATATCAACGGCATTCAAAATGCTGTGTCTGCTTACTGTTTGCAGTTTAAAGACTTTGCTGGTGCAAAACTTAAAGTTATTACCACTCTTGCTAAATACCTTGATGCTGAGAACTTTACAGCAGGCAATCCAACTGCATTGAATGAATCAAAAGAGCAAATCTGGTACATCGAGCAGAAGACTTCTGAAAATGCTCAGGCCGTCACTTTTGAACTATCCAATCCAATCGATTTTGAAGGGTTGAAAATTCCTGTTCGCCAAATTACATCATTATGCCATTGGTGCATGATGGGGAAGTATCGGGGCGAAGAATGTGGTTACACAGGTGTTGCAATGTTCACTGATAAAGGTGAGCCAACAGATGATCCTTCTCAGGACAAATGTGGGGGAAGGTTAAGAGATTGTCGTTTACACCATGGTGAAAATAAGCCATTGCCGTTCGGCGGTTTTCCAGCTTCAAGTTTATTGTGAGGTCTTATGAATATTTTTTCAGGAATATTTTATGGGATGGTGGGGGCGCTAATCATTCATTTTTTAAGCTATGCGGTTCACTTTGTCATTCTAAGATTAAGAAAGATTAAAGAGAAAAAAGCTTATTTAATTAAATTTAGCTGCCCTTGTGGTGGGCTTTTTGAACCAACAGGTCAAGTATATCTTACTTATCCAACTCAAAAGCAGCGGAAGTGTACAAAATGTGGAAACTGCAAGGGGTTTTTCTAAATGAAGCTTACAGCAAAACTTAAAAAAGCAATCATGGCCCATGCGGATGAATGCTATCCACACGAGTGCTGCGGCGTGATAGTTGGTAAAGAATATATTCATTGTCGCAATATTTCTAAAAACTCTGATCAATTCGAAATCCATCCAGAAGATTTAGCTATAGCAGAAGACCAGGGCGAGATATTAGCGTATGTGCATTCACACCCTGAGGGAACTACAAGAGCCTCAGAACTAGACTTAATTCAGATTGAGTTACATCAAAAGCCGTGGGTAATTTGTTCATATCCGGATCTGGATTTTCAAGTTTATGAACCTTGTGGTTATCGTGCTCCATTGGTTGGAAGAAACTATATTCACCATTATCAGGATTGTTATGCATTGGTTCGTGATTTTTATGACCGCGAACTTGGTATTAAATTGCCAGACTTTGAACGAAAAGATGGCTGGTGGGAAGACAAAGATCATCCGTCAATATTGATTGATAACTTTCCGAAAGCCGGTTTCTATGAAGTGGACACTCCGCAATATGGAGATATGTTGATTTGTCGAGTACCACGAACAGAACACCCAAATCATTGCATCATTTGGCTTGGTGATAAAGCAATGCTGAAGTCCGAAGATACTGAACCTTGTATTGGCAATACATTAATTTTGCATCAGCTTCACGGCCGTAAATCTATACGTGAAATCTATGGACCGCAATGGTCAACCAGAACGGTAAAAATCTTGAGGCATAGAGATGTTAAAAACAATTAAGTTGTACGGCATCTTGGGGCAAAAATTCGGTCGTGAATTTAAGCTCGATGTCGCAAATACACGCGAAGCCATGCGTGCATTATCTGTTCAGATCGCTGGCTTTGAGCATTTTATGTTGCATGCACATGAGCAGGGCCTACGCTTTGCCGTGTTTTTAAAATCAAAGAACTCAAGTAATAAGCGAGGCAAGAAACGCCCAGCAATTTACGATCATGAAACTAAGCGCCTAATCACTGGTGACAATATCGGTGAAGAACAGCTTGATATGAATACTGAGGCTGATGTTATTCATATTGTTCCGCGAGTTATGGGGGCAGGTGGTAATGGAATATTACAGACTGTATTGGGTGCTGTGATGGTCGTGGTGGGGGTTTTAGTAACTGTAGGCACATTGGGCGGTGGAGCACCACTCGGTGCTGCATTGATTGGTTCAGGTATTGGAATGATGCTTGGTGGGGTGGCCATGATGCTTATGCCAAAGGTTGATACGACTCAAGATCAAAACCAAGACGGCAATAGAGCAAATAAGGGCTTTGGCGGTGCAGTTACCACAGTTGCACAAGGTAATCCTGTTCCAATTCTTTATGGTCAACGGGAAATCGGCGGCTTCATTGTGAGCGCAGGTCAATATCCTGAAGATCAGATGTAAATTTTAATTATTTAACAGGCGCTTTCTAGCGCCTTTTTTATTGCGTGAGATTTCTTATGAATGCAGTAGTAGGCGCAAAAAAAGGCAGTAAAAAACAACGGCAACCTGTCATTTCACCAGATTCTGCTCAATCGAAAACCTTTATCAAGGTTCTATATGGTTTAGCTGAAGGCGAGATTGAAGGTTTAGCTAATGGGCTTCAGTCAATTTATTTAGAAGAAACTCCACTTCAGAATGCAGATGGAAGCCTTAACTTTGAAAATGTAAAAGTTGATTTTAGAAATGGTACTAATGATCAGGAATACATAGAGGGTTTTCCAGCAGTCGAAAGTGAAACTGCTATCGATGTGGAGCTGAAGTCTGAAACACCGTGGGTCCGCGCTTTTAGTAATCTTGATCTTGACGCAGTTCGTCTGCGCTTAAAATGGGGACCTTTACGTACTCAGAACGCTACAAATGGTGACGTATCAGGCGTAACGATCGAATACGCAATCGATTTACAGACTGATGGAGGTGTCTGGACTGAAGTACTAAAAACCAAAATTTCAGATAAAACATCTGCAAATTATGAACGTGCTCATCGGATTGATTTGCCTCGTGCAGACTCTGGCTGGCTTGTTCGTGTTCGTAGACTTACACCCAATACAACTTCTGAATATATCAGCGACAAGATGTATATTGCAGCTGTAACAGAAGTGATCGATGCGAAATTACGCTATCCAAATACAGCATTATTGGGTCTTCAGTATGATGCTGAGACTTTTGGAAACGTTGCTAAAGTTGCAATGGATGCGAAGGGGAGAGTCCTAAAAGTCCCTACAAATTATAATCCGGTTACACGTCAGTATGTTGGGATGTGGGACGGTACTTTCAAAGAAGCCTATTCTAATAACCCGGCATGGATCTATTACGATATATGCACAGTAGACCGTTATGCTTTGGGTGACCGCTTAACCCCGCTAATGGTTGATAAGTGGTCTTTATATCGTTTAGCTCAATATTGTGATGAGTTAGTACCGGATGGTCTAGGGGGGCAGGAACCACGCTTTACTTGTAACGTTTATCTTCAGAGCGCAGAAGGTGCATTTGAGATTTTAACTAAGTTAGCTGGTGTGTTTCGTGCCATCACGTTTTGGGATGGTAATAGCATTATTTGCGATGCGGATATTCCCCAAGATACATATTTCACTTATACACGTGCCAATGTCATTGATGGCAATTTTGAGTACGCGGGAACTCGTGCACGTGATCGCCACAATGTTGTAAAAGTTGCGTGGGATAACCCGGCTAATCACTATAAAACTGAATATGAGTTTGTTCGTGATGAAAAGGCGATTGCTGAAGCAGGTCAAGTTCGTATTTTAGAAATTGATGCTTGGGGATGCACGTCGCGTGGACAAGCGCAGAGAGCAGGCTGGTGGGCATTAAAGTCTGAACAGTTAGAAACCAGAACTGTTAGTTTTAAAGTTGGTTTGGATGGCCATATTCCGCAGCCGGGAAGAGTTATTGATATTGCAGATCCATTGTTTGCTGGACGGGCAAACGGAGGGCGTGTATCTAAAATATCAGCAGATCGTAAAAGCATTACGCTAGATCGTGACGACGTTGTGGCAGTTGCTGGCGACAGACTGATTATTAATGGCGAGGATGGAAAGGCTCAAGCTCGTATTGTTCAATCTATCTCAGGTCGAGTAGTAACTGTTACTCATGAATTTGATGCTGTTGCCGCTCAAAATGTATGGGTTATAGATGCTCAAGACTTGGCAACAATGAAGTTTCGAGTGATTTCTATTACCCAAGATGAGCATCATCAATTTTCAGTGACTGCACTTCAATATAATCCAGCCAAGTTTGATGCGATTGACAAGGGTGCTTATTTTGATGAGGTTCCGATTTCGATTGTTAATCCCAATATTCAAGAACCAGTTTCAAATATTGTTATTACAAGCGAAGATCGGGTAGATCAAGGTATTAATGTTGCCACTATGGTTGTGTCTTGGACACAAGCAAAAGGAGCCGTTAAATATCAAGTTGAGTGGCGTAAAGATGACGGGAGTTGGATTAAGCTTCCAATAACCGGCAACAACTCAGTCGAAGTACCAGGTATTTATGCTGGTAACTATCAAGCACGAGTAACTGCGATTTCAGCATTTGAGATAGCTTCTTTACCAGTTTATTCAACTTTGACTGAACTCTCTGGAAAGCAAGGTTTACCACCTGCTTTAGCGTTCATCCAAGCAACAGGTATTTTGTTTGGTATGCGCCTAAATTGGGGTTTTCCTGCAACTGGTGCTCTAGATACAGCTTATACCGAGATTCAAGTTTCACCGGATGGTACCAGCAACATTGCTCAATTGGGCTTATTCGCTTATCCAACAACGACTCATACGATTCAAGGCTTGCAGCCAAATCTGACTCAATTTTATCGTGGCCGCTTGATCGACAGGATTGGAAACATTGGATCATGGTCGGATTGGACTCATGCGACAACTTCTGCCGATGCAACAGATGTTCTTGAGCTCTTGAACGATCAAATCAGTGAAACACAACTTAGTCAGGATCTTAAAACCAAGATTGATCATATTGAGACTATTGATGCTGAAATAGGTCCACTTAAGCAAGATATTCAAAATACGAAAGATCGGATTGCACAAGAAGTCATTGATCGTCAAAACGCTATTCAGCAAGCCAAAGATGGTTTATCACAGCAAATCATTGCAGGTGATGAAGGTGTTCTTGAAGTTGTAAATACTGTTAAACAGTCAAGTGACGAGGGAATTGCTGCAGCTCAAGAAAGCATTCGTGTTGTTGCAAATGATCTTTCACTTGTAGCTGAAAAAACGGACGGTGTATATGCACAGTTAAATCCACCTTTGATTGGATCTGAGTCTGATTTGATCGGTAATGATCAGGGCTTCGCAGGAACTTGGTCAGTTCAATCGGCAATGATCGAAGGGGACTTAGCACTTAGTAAGCGTATTGATACAACGGCAGTTGAGTTAAATAACTTACAGGCTTATGCACAACGAGAAGTACAAGCACGAATTGAGGGTGATAGGGTAACTGTTCAAAAAATAGATAACTATATCGCAAGTAATGATAGTGCTCTTGCAACTGTACGTGAATCTGCACAGGTAGCAGTTGATCAGTCTACTGCAAATGCTGAAGCAATTGATTCAATTAACCTTGAGCTTGATGATAAAGTTTCAACGGGACAATTGACGCAAGTTAAGTCTGATATTAAGAATGTAGATGACAAAGTTATTGCCCAAACTACAAGGATTGATGGAGTTTACGCGCAAATCAATCCTCCATTGATCGGGTCAGAATCTGACTTAATTGGTAATGAGGGAGGCTATGCGGGTGTCTGGTCAGAGCAATCTGCTCGTATCGAAGGTGATTTGGCTCAATCTAAACGTACAGATCAAGTTTCTGCACAAATGAATGAGAGCAATGCTTTGTTTCAGCAACAAATCAATGCAAATGCTAGTGCTATTTCTTCAACGATAAAAGTAACGGAAACGTTGCAAACTAAAGTCGGTGAGAATAGTGCGTCTATTCAAAATGTCAGTGAAAGTGTGGATGGCATCTATGCTCAGCAGTTTACTAAGTTCGATGTAAATGGCCATGTTTCTGGTCATGGGTCAATGAATGATGGTACGACTTCAACTTTCATATTCAATTATGATGCAATTCAGTTTGGTACGCCTGTCGGTGTTGATGGTGTAGAACCTAAACCATTAATGACCTTGCAAAACACTCCGGTTACTTTGCCAAACGGTACTGTTATTCCGCGTGGTTTGTTCATTGATAATGCGTCAATTGGTTACATCACTGCTGACAAAATCTACGCTACAAGCCTAAGTGCTATTAGTGCAGATTTGGGTGATATTGAAGTTGATAATGCTCACATTAAAAACGGAGCAGTAGATACTTTAAAAATTCAAGATGAAGCAGTCACTGTACCTTCTGGAGTAATTAATCAATCAGAGCGTAAGTTTTATTTTGCTGTTTCTAATTCAATGGCGGGGTCAGTTGCCTATACACAAGATCTAATTACCCTGAATGTAGAGACGCAAGGAGGGAAATTAAGGATTGATGGATCGTTTGTGTTTGACTGTAAGGTCATGATCACACAATATCCATCCTCCTACAACATCTTGAAATGTGTGACATTGGCTTGTCGGGTATTAGTAAATGGTACTGTTGCATACACTCAGGAAATATACCCAACATTTTATGAAGGGAGCAATACAATCCGGTTTATTGGAGTTACTGCGACACCTGTTTATATCTTACCTGCTTCCACCGGTACAAAAACAGTAGTGCTTCAGTTGGCCTATATCACTAAATATTCCAATATTTATTATGGTTCATTTGTAGCTCAAGGTGGCTTTGCTGAAACGCCTTCAATAATCACCATGTCATCTTTATCAACATTGGAGCTTAAAAAGTGACGGTATTAGTTTCAAAGAATGGTGAAGTTATTGGACATATTTTTGGTAATGAAGAGATGATCAAGCTGAATACTCCGGAGGGGTGTGTAGCTTTAGATGATCCTCCTTATCCAAATATGTTTTATCAGGGTGGGTGGGTAGAGATGCCTGCTCAACCCTCGCCATATCATATCTTCGATTATGAAACTAAGAAGTGGGTCGATAATCGATCTTTAGAAGATGTGAAAAGGCACAAATGGGAACAAATCAAACAGATTCGGGATCAGTATGAGTTTGGCGGTTTTGAGTTTGAAAATAAGCTTTATGATTCAGATCCTAATTCTCAATTAAGAATCGCTACTGCAGCTTTGCTCGGCGTATCAGTTGAGTGGACTTTAAAAGACAATTCAGTTGTTAATCTTAGTCCTGATCAATTGATTGACTTAAAAACAGCACTTGCAGTGCACATTAATAACATTCATGAAAGAGGGCGTATTGCACGACAGAAAATTGAAACTGCTTTGACATATGAAGAAATTGAAGCAGTAAATTTTTAATTTAGAAATTTCTTAGATAGCACCCAACTGGGTGCTTTTTTATTGCCAAAAATCTGGAGTAAGGCATGGAACCAGTTTCAACAAGCGGTTTAACAGCAATTTTAAAATTTTATGGTGCAGCAATTATGGTGACTTTAGCGGTCGCTTTAGTTGCAGCAGTTGTATTGATGACACGAATGCCACGCTCACCACAAGAGTGGGGCGTAGGCTTGATCTGCACAGTTGTATCAAGTTTGGCTGGTGGCTCATTCATTATTGTAAAGTGGGGGCTTCATGAATG